CTTCGTAACCTTAACGGCGCAGGTATTAACGTCAGCACACACCCTGAGGTCATTCAAGACCTTATGGACATTGCTGAGTTGGACTATGATCCTGAAGTGGGTGTTCAATCAAACTCACCACCTGAAGAAGCAGAGTAAGGAGTCGGGGGTATGCCAACTTGGGATAGACGTAACTATGAAGTCCCTGACGCTAGGTTGGTTCAGGCTGAACGAGAGATTTACCAGCAGTTTGGCGAAGAAGTCTCTATCAACCTTAAAGCCAAGTCTCTTGTCAAGTTTGGTAAGTCTGCTACGCTAACTACAGGTTCTCTGCAAACTGTTTGGACTGTCGGTGGTAACGAGACTTATATTTCCACTAACGCCATCGACAGTATCTCCTCAAGTTCTGTTATTGACCTAGAGGAAATCTACATTGAAGGTCACACAGTCACTGGCACAGGCCAAGACCAGAAGTTTACCTTCGTCTCCTTCACCGTAAACCTCAATGGTCAGACTAGGGTGGCACTGCCAATCCCACTGGCTAGAGTGTCCATGGCCTACAACAACAGTGGCACACTTCTTCTTGGTCGTGTAGTTGTTTATGAGAATACAGCCCTTTCGCTAGGCGTACCTGTAGACACTAGTAAGATACACATCGACATTCCCTTGGGCCTACAAGAGTCCTCCAAGGCTGCGACAACCTTCAGCGACACAGATTACTATATTCTCACTGGGGGGTTCGGGTCTGTAAGTCTTAAGCAAGGCGGTGCTGCCGACTTCTACCTTGAAATCAGGGAAGCTGGCAAGGTCTTTAGGCAAGTCGCAAGTATCTCAGCTACTAATGCTGGACCTTGGACCATTAACCTAGACCCCGCTGTTATTATCCCCAAGAACGCTGACCTTAGAGTTAGGGTTGAGACTTCAGATAACAATCTTGTCGTGTTCACCAGCTTCCAAGGCTACTTGGCTAAAGTAATTTAAGATAGGATCAACCATGAAAGTTGGAACCCGCGTCTCTTGGAACTCATCTGGTGGAACCGCTAGGGGTATCGTTCGTGAGATTATCCGTGAAGGTAATGTCCCTAACATCCCCGTAAAGATCACTGGGTCCAAGGAAGAACCTGCTGCCCGTATTGAGATCGTAGACGACAAGGGTAAGCCCACAGGTCAGATGGTAGGCCACAAGGTCTCTACACTCCGTAAGTCTGTCGTCAGCAAGGCACAATATGCCAATGACATCTTTACGACAGAGGGTGAGGCCCGCGCTCGTAGCATGGACATGGGTTTCGGTGGTGCTACTCACGTCTCTACATACGATGGACAAGCCGTTTATATGCCCGCTGAGAGCCATGAAGACTACTTAGGCTACTACGGTGAGGAAGACGAAGAAGAAGGCCCCTCAGAAGGCGGTTCTCAGCCTGACGGCTTGCGAGTGGACCGTATAGAGGCTCTCAGGGCTATCGTAGCTGAGATACTCAAAGTAGACTTCGCTAAGGCTGACTATCAGGGTGAAAAGGTTACTCTGAACAAGCCTCGTCGTATCCAAGGTGGTAACAAGAAGTTTGAAGTCTTCGTTCAGGATGGCGACAGAGTTAAGCGGGTAACTTTCGGTGACCCTAACATGGAAATCCGTAGGGATGACCCCAAAGCTAGGGCTAATTTCCGCTCCCGCCACTCCTGCGACACCAAGAAGGACAAGACAACGGCTGGTTATTGGTCCTGTCGCATGTGGGAAGCAGATACATCGGTGGGTGATATGACTAAATTCGAAACAAGTGGTAAGATTACCAAGGTTGATGATGAGCAACGCATGATTTACGGTTATGCTTCTGTCGTCACCAAGGGTGGAAAACCTGTAGTTGACCGTCAGGGCGACATTATTTCCCCAGCCACTATGGAGAAAGCAGCGACAGAGTTCATGCTTGGCGCTCGTAACGGCCTCACTATGCACAAAGGTGAGCCTACGACAACTATTGTTCACTCTATGCCTTTCACAAAAGAAATTCAGTCTGCCTTTGGTATTGAGTCTGACCTTGAGGGTTGGCTAATCGCAGTTAAGGTCCACGACGATGAAACTTGGGACCGTATGAAAAAGGGTGAGTTCACAGGCTTTTCTATCGGGGGTCGCGCCACAAAGGTTGAAGTTGCAGATGACTAAGGTTTGCACTGGTGCCTGTGGAAAAGAGTTACCACTCCCCCTCTTCGGTAAAAAGGGACAACGGTTACAATCCATGTGCAAAACTTGTCATACCGCTCGTAATCTAGAGAGTAGAAGTCGGGTGGGGAGAAAGACAAGTGAGAAGACTGCGCAAAAGGCTCGTGAAAGAGCATCTGAATACTACTATGACAATAAACACACTCCAAGTTTTAAGTCAATTAGGTGTGAGGCTCAAGCTAGGCGTAGGGAAAGATACCTACCCCTATCAGATAAACACAAGTCTGAGATAAGAGATTTCTACTGGTTAGCTCGTGACCTTAGGTCGGTAACTGGTGAAGAATACCATGTGGACCACATTGTTCCGCTGAATGGTAAAACCATCTGTGGCCTCCATGTGCCTTGGAACCTCCAAGTGTTACCCGCAGATATAAACTTAAGCAAAGGAAATAGGTATGACAACCTTGCTTGAAAACTTACAGCTTGAGGAAGTGTCACTGGTTGACCGACCTGCTAATCAAGAGGCCACTATCGCACTCTTCAAGCGTGACACTTCCGGAGAGGAAATTACTAAGATGACTGATGATATGAAGGCTAAACTTAAGTTTTACATGGACAAGGGTATGTCGGAAGAAGAGGCCATGAAGGCTTATGACACCGATATGACCATGAAATCTGACGATGCTGATGAAACTTTCGGTGAAGCTGTAGATGTTGATGCCCTTAAGGCTGATATTGAAACACTCAAGGCCGAAAACGAGCGTCTTCGTAAGGGTTTGATTGAAGAAGGTTACGTTATCGAAGCTGATGCTATCCAAAAGAAAGCTGAAGTTGAGATGATTGAAGTTTCTGGTGAGATGATCGTTAAGTCGGACATCCCTGCCCCCGTATTGAAGGCCCTCGAAGCTGCTGCTATCGAAAAGGCTGACATTGAGCTGACTAAGAGTGCTGGTGAGGCTCTGCCACACTTTGATATTACAGTCGCTAAGGCTCTCGTAGCTAAGTTCTCTGAGGACGAAGCAATTATGGTCGCACTGAAGGCTGCTGATGCTGCTTTTAACGCTGCCATGCAAGAGTTCGGTAAGTCCGATGTAGATGGCGAGTTCGCTACCTCTGCTGACAAGCTCGACGCTCTCGTAAAGTCCTACATGGACGAAAACCAACTCAAAAAGAGTGATTATGCCAAGGCTTACGCTGCTGTAGCTAAGACCGATACAGGCAAAACTCTTATTAACAAATCCTACAAAGGGGAATAATCATGGCCGTTATGCAGTCCCGCGATAACCGCACTTTCATTGCTGGGGAAGACCTTACCGCAGCTCAATTCAAGTTTGTAACTCTGGAATCCGATGGTCAGGTTGACCTTGCTGATGCCGCTGGTGAGAACGCTATCGGTGTTTGCCTTGTTGGCGGTGCTGCTGGTGCTGCTGTCACTGTCTGCGTGTCTGGTTCTGTCCTGATTACCGCTGGTGGCACTATTGCTGCTGGTGCTTCTGTGCAGACAGACGCTGCTGGTGATGCGATCACTGCTGCTGCTGGTGATGTCGTACTGGGCTATGCCCGTGAAGCTGCTGTGGACGGCCAGATCATTGAGATCGAACTGATCCAAGGCGGCAACGTTGTCCCTGCCTAATCCAAGCATTTAAGGAATAATAGAAATGCCTCTTTTGACCCCATCCGCCGTACATATTGACCAGCCCCTCAGCAACCTGACGCTGGCATATGTGCAAGAGCAAACCAACTTCATCGCTGACAAAGTGTTCCCAACTGTGGGTGTTCAGCGTCAGTCGGACAAGTACTACATCTACGACCGTGCGAACATGAACCGCACTGGTGACGTGAAGAAACTTGCCCCTCGCACAGAAGTCAACCGTATTGGTATGGCTATCTCGAACGACAGCTACTTTGCTGACGTCTACGGTCTGGGCATGGACTTCGATGAGCAGACACTTGCTAACGAAGATGCCATGTTGGACATTCGTTCCGCTGGCGCACAGACCATTGTCAACCGTCTGCTGATCCATCGTGAAGAGCAGTTTGCCTCGTCCTTCTTCGCCGCTGGTATCTGGGGTACAGACGTAACTCCATCGAACCTGTGGTCGGACTACACCAACTCGACCCCAATCAGAGATGTGACCACTGGTCGTCGTACCATGCAACTGAAGTCGGGCGGCTTTAAGCCAAACACTATGGTTGTCGGTAAGGAAGTCCGTGACATCCTGATTAACCACCCTGACATTCTGGGCCGCCTGAACGGTGGTGCTACTGTCACCAACACTGCACTCATCACCAATGCCAAGCTGGCTGAAATCTTTGAGGTAGAGAACTTCTACGTCATGGAAGCTGTGAAGAACGGTGCTGTCGAAGGTCTGGCAGAAAGCAACTCCTTCATCGGTGGTAAGAACGCTCTGCTGGTTCACGCACCTCGTACTGCTGGTCTGATGACCCCAGCTTCGGGTCTGACCTTCGCATGGAACAACATTCCCGGCGCAAACAACCTCGGCATCACTGTTGAGTCCTTCTCGGACGATGCGCTGAAGCGTCAG